CTCCTGGCACAAGCGCAGCGAAGGTCAGGGCACCTAAAACAATACTTACAACGTCCATTTATTATCTACAAATACTTCTTTTCGACCCAGTTGCTGTCCGCCTTAAACTTCTTACTGCGTCCCTTGGATGTCCGCTTCGTGAAGGTGGATACGGCGCGCAGTTTACGGAATGTGGAGAGAGGACCGAACTTATCCACTGCCTTGCGTAACGCAGCATGACGTCTGGTAGGTTTGGATGTCACAACATATCCGACCGATGATAGCGCGCCTGGGTGTGTAACCTGAATTCCCTGCGATTGATTCACCTCGCGCCACTTACCGGGTGCTCCTTGGTCACGAATACGCGCAGTGGGAACTCGTGAACGTTTGACACTGGCGCGGCGCACGTGGATATGACCTTTACGGGAAAACGCACTGCGGGAATGGGAGCGACGCGTATATCCTACACGTGTAATACGACGTGTGCGCCCCCCGACCTTTGGTAAAACACTTGCGTCTGCTGGACTAAGTTCGGAACCACCGCACTGATTCATTTTATACTATATCCTCTGCTTTTTTCCCACATGCGCCACATTTCGCAACACGAATGGAGGAATAGTGTGTCGCAACATAGTACACGATCGGAATCAACAGAAGGAGGAGCCACCACATTTATGTTTCAAAAAGAAGTTTTAATCGTGGATGGAGCGTATAGACAAATGGGGACATGTCCTTCTACACCAGAACCTACGCCCACACCAGTTGTATCAGCACCTAAAAAGAACTCGATATATTACTATCGACTCATATACGATTTTTCAGAACTGACAGAACCTGAAAAGGAGAAGGTTCGAACACTTATTAAAGAACGGATTGAGCTATATAGCAAAGATCAATTCAGAATAGGTAAAAAAACAATTTTCATTCCAAAATATCTTCGAGTCAGTGACGGTCGATATTTTAATATTGCGTTTGGGTTTGTGAGGGGGCAATTTAAACAGGAAGATCGTTGGGACGTTCGTGTTAATAGTTTTTCTAATAGAATAATCAACGCAGAGAGTAGTGAATTACTATCTATGCTAGAATCAGAAATTCTTATGCATAACAAAGGAGTCAACTTCATACTCACTACAGAGCATCATAGGGCTCAATATCCCGATTCAATCAAGTATTGTCAGCAGTATGAAAGCGAGGAGGAAGCAAAAACGTGTCTATACGGTCATCTACCAGCTATGTACAGGGAGTGGGAATATAAGTATCACACAATTGAGATAACTCTACGTAAGGTATTTAATAGTATGGAACAATCATAGTACAATGGGTATTCCTTTTTACTTTGCCTCATTGATTCGTACCCATCCGGGTATTACGCGCATCATTCAAGAACGCTACCATGTGAATGTTCTTGGTATTGATGGAAATTGTCTGATTCATCGCTATTTGAAACCGGACGATCCTGTCAAGTCTGTGTTGGATGCGATTGACCATATTATGACTGAGATTTGTACGGCAGACCGAATTATTCTTGCGATGGATGGACTTGTTCCCTACGCAAAGATTGTTCAACAGAGATATCGTCGTATGCGTCAGAAGGATCCTGAACCTGCGGAGAGTGTGTTTTTCGATAGAAACCAGATTTCTCCTGGAACGCCGTATATGAAGGAATTGGAGGCTGGTATTCGTTCTCGTTTTCCGCAGATTGAATTGAGTAGTACATTTGAGCATGGTGAGGGTGAACATAAGCTTTTTCAGCGTATGCGCAATACGAAGCAGGAGAGTGTGTGTATCTACGGTCTGGATGCAGACTTGATTTTGCTGTGTCTTGCGCAACACCAAATTACGAAGCCGTTTCAGTTCTATCTTCTGCGTGAAAGCGGGGAGTTCAATGATCCGAAACTGAAAGAGGCGGAGTTTTCAATGTTGTCTGTGTGGGCATTGAAGGAACATCTGGCGATGGATGTGACGCAGTATCTTGCTCTATCGGTTCTGTGTTTCGGAAATGATTTTATGCCAAATTTGGGAATGTTTTCGTTGCGCGAGGATGGTTATTCGCGCGCAATACAGATGTATGAACGGGCTGGTAAGCCTGATTTGCTGACATTTGAGGGTCGGGATGCGTTTCTACAGGTAGCAGGAACGGACGAGATGGAGGTTCTGAAGAAGCGAATTGCTCTACGAAAGAGACCGTATGAGAAGGCTATTTTTGGTGATGGGACGGATGTCGCAAGACGCTATAGACTTCATGTGTTGGATGGAGTGCAGGATATGGAACCTGTGGTGAATGCGTTTTGGAAAACATTTCATTGGACGCTTCGGTATTTCACGACGAATGAAGTGTCTGACTGGAGTTGGCATTATCCGTATGTTGATGCGCCATTGGTGGAGGATATTTTGAAGCATGATGAGTATGAAGATTTTGAGACCGTTGGTTTGAATTTCACAATCGCTGACCAGCTTGCGTTTATTCTACCGGCGGCGTCGTTGCGTGTTGCGAAGCGGCGTGTCGTATATCCGAATGAGGTGTATACGGATGTGCGGGAACCTTGGTTGAAGAATTACGATTGGGAGTGTGAACCTCGCATTTCTCTGCCTTGGATCAACGGCGGGTTAACCGAAATCGCCCCCCTTGCATAGAGAAGCGTGGCATAGATTCATCTATCGGAATACGGAACCGAGACTGACCTATCATAAACGGCATACTGGTGGCATTATCGCTAATAAGTTCCAATACATCTGCGTTCGTATCGAAATTGGATGTATCGGTTGTAATTTTTGAATTCCAATATGTTTCATTGATACGGCGCATATCGCGGCCATACCCTGCTTTCACTAAACTATCTCCTGCCATTTCAGCTGCCATACGGTGAATCACATAGTTGATATAGTTCTTGCGAAATTCACTCAGCGGTGTATATTGAGACGCAGACCCGATTGCCTCTAAGCATTCCTGAACGGTCTTTTTCTGTGGTTTCTCGAGGCGTTTGTTGACTGTATTGTGTGCGCGCGCGACAAAGAGAAACAGATTAAACCGGCTTGTATTCCATTCGGGATGTTTCCGTATATAGTTCTCAAACATCGCCTTAAAGTGTCGTTCGCAATGCGGACATGTAATCGACTCTGCAAACGCATGAAGAAACGCCTTTAGCATCTGTTGATCATGGTGTGTAGGTTGTTCGGGGTAGAGGAGCGAGATGGAATGTAGGGTCATCCAGCCCATAGGCCCCCACACGGATGTCATTGATTATTTCAACGAAATAAAACCACTTAAAACACCGCCTTCCAGCATTTCGCGCATCAGAGCGGGTGGTGTGCTTTTATTTTTCAGAAGTCCGTGTTTCTCTACGAGAGTGCGTACTTTCGTATCGGACATCTTGGAAAGTTTACGACGAATTGTCTTTCGGTATTTACGTGTTCCGCTCGCAGTCACGAGGCGAATACTCTGCTTTGTCGACTTCTTGCGCATCGGTGGGGGCTTGGCAGGGTCTTTCACCTTGAGAATACCGCGGGGATATGTCTTTTGCGTTTTTCGGGCGGTTCCTGATAGAGACGGTGGTTGCGTAGGAGGTGAAGGTTCATCGCCGACCTTGGTAACCACGACACGCTCCATTATTAAAAACGAATAATAGATTTACGGGGGAGTTGTCTATTAGAATTACCATGGAGTGGAATGCTATTGAGTCTTATTTCACAAATGGTGTGTCGCGTCTGGTGGAGCATCAGCTAGAATCCTTTGAAGACTTTATTCGTAATAAACTACCTCTTATCGTGTCCTCTACGGCTCCTATCGTCGTGTGGCACGAGCAGGATGAGACGACTAAGAAATACAAATATGAGTTCCGTCTATCGTTTGAGAATATTACGTACCTGAAGCCGCGTATTCAGGAAGCGACTGGCCGTCTTAAGCCAATGTTTCCGCAGGAAGCGCGCACGCGTAACTTCACGTATGCAGCCCAGATGTTCTGCGACGTTCGTTTTGTCGCACGCAAGTACACTGGGATGGATCTGTCGTGTATGGAGGAATCCGTCCGTATCTTTCAGGGTGTCTCTCTTGGCAAGATTCCAGTGATGCTCGGTTCGTCGCTGTGTATTCTGAACGACTATCCTATTTCGAAGAAGGAGCTCGGTGAGTGTCCGAATGACCCGTTTGGCTACTTCATTATTCATGGCAGTGAGCGGACCATTCTCTGCCAGGAAAAGGTTGCTGACAATCGCATTCTAGTCTTCTACAATAAGAAGACGGGGTCAAAGTACCTCTACTCTGTCGAGATGAAGTCGCTCAACGAGTCGTTCACGACACCTCCAAAGAAGCTTGAAATTCGTCTCTCCACGAAGTTCAATGGTTTGGGGTATCCTATGATGGTTTGCATTCCTCGTTTTCGTGAGGATATCCCTCTCGGTGTGCTGTTTCGCGCGATGGGTATGGAGTCAGACGAGAGTATTGCGCAACTCGTCTGGGGCAACTCTGCGAATGTGGAGGGACTCGCAGCGTCCTTCAAGGAATGTGCAGATATTCGCATCTATACACGCGAGGATGCCATTCTGTATCTATCGCATCATCTCCAATACACGACCACACAGGAGGATAAGTGTGCGTATGTCCGATCTTTGCTGGACACCGAGTTCCTGCCACATGTTCGTTTCGGTGGCGAGACGCCCAACGCAGCAACCGCCGAGGCACGAAAGTGTCTGCTGACCGCCGCAATGATTCGCCGATTGGTTCTTACGGAGCAAGGTCTCATTCCTGTGGATGACCGCGATTCCTACCCCAACAAGCGTGTCGTCACGACGGGGTCTCTGCTGACCCACCTATTCCGCCAGTTGTTTCAGAAGGTCTGTAAGGACATTCGTGGCAAGTTCGTCCACGAGGTCAACAATGATGCGTGGAAGAAGGGCGAAGCGCGTCCTCTGGATGTGTTGAATGTCAACAACCTCTATAAAATCCTGAAAGTCTCTACGATTGAAGGAAAACTCAAGCAAGCACTTGCGACGGGCAACTTCACTGTCCAGGGTCTTGGAACTTCGAACTCTGCGTCGGTGTCCAATGCAACGAAAATGGGTGTTTCGCAGGTGCTCAATCGTCTGTCGTATCAAGCGACGGTCAGCCACCTGCGTCGTATTCAGACGCCCATTGAGAAGTCGGGTAAGCTTCTTGCTCCTCGTAAGTTACATGGCACATCGTGGGGATATATGTGTCCCGTGGAGACGCCAGAGGGTCATTCGGTCGGTATCGTGAAGGCAATGTCGGTGATGACATCCGTCACGCAACACACTCCCTCCTTTGTGACGCTGGATGTTCTGCGTGAATTGGACGTGGAGTGGATTCGGGATGTGCGGGCGTATGCTGGGACGGCGATCTATGTGAACGGCGTGATTGTGGCGTATACAACTTCGCCTGAGAAGGTGTATGCCTCGCTCAAACAAGCAAAGCGGTCGTTCCGTCTTCACCCGCATACGGGTATTTCGTGGAATGTACTGCAAAATATGATTAGTGTGGAGTCGGATGGGGGTCGTGTTGTGCGTCCTCTGTTTCGGATTGAGAATGGCTGTATTGCGTCGGCACCTGCGTCTTCGCGCTGGAATGATTGGATTGGGAGTTCGGTGGAGTATATTGATTCTGCAGAGTCAGAGGTGGTTCGTATCGCCATGTTACCGAGCGATATCACGAAATATCATACGCATTGTGAGATGCATCCTACGATGGCGTTGGGTCACATGGCCTCTAGCATTCCGCTATCGGACCATAACCAGTCGCCACGCAACACATATCAGTCTGCGATGGGTAAGCAGGCGGTTGGTATCTTCGCGCGAAACTACAACAACCGCCTCGATAAGAATGGGTATATCTTCTGTTCTCCTATGCGTCCGTTTGTGGAGACGCGGATGATGAAGACGCTACACGCCGAAGACATGCCCTTTGGTGTGAATGCGATTGTTGCGATTGCGATGTATGGCGGATACAATCAAGAAGACTCGGTGATTCTGAACAAGTCGGCTGTGGATCGTGGCTTGTTTCGGACGCTGTATTACACGATGTACAAGGATGAGGAGCATCGGAACGTGACGTCGGGCAAGGAGGAGAAGTTCATGAAGCCAAGACGTGAGACTACGCGAGGGTACAAGACGAACTCATACAACGCGATTCAGGATACGGGTCTACCCATGCGGAATGCAATGTTGAAGGAGAACGATGTGGTGATCGGAAAGGTCACGAACCTAAAAAATGATTTGAATGGCTATGGGTATCGTGACACATCGACGCTTCACCGAAACTCGGAGACGTGTCGCGTGGATGGGGTGTGGCAGGATAAGAATTCGGAGGGATATCCGTTTGTGAAGGTGCGTGTGGTGAGTGAGCGTGTGCCGGAGGTGGGTGATAAGTTCAGTTCGCGGCACGGACAGAAGGGAACGTGTGGTATTCTGCTGACGGAGGATGATATGCCCTTTACGGCAAGTGGACTGCGGCCGGATTTGATTATGAACCCGCACGCAGTTCCTTCACGCATGACAATTGCGCAGTTGATGGAGACTATGTTTGGAAAGGCGTGTACGATGCGTGGTACGCTGGGAGATGGAACGCCGTATTCGCATCTGAAGGTGGAGGATTTGAAGAAGCATTTGGTAGATCTGGGAATGCATCCGTATGGCAACGAGATTCTGTATAACGGAGCGACGGGGGAGATGATGCAAGCCGAAATCTTTATGGGTCCGACATTCTATCAGCGCCTGAAGCACATGGTGGCCGATAAGAAGCATTGCCTGACAGATGACCATGAAGTTCTGACAACGTCTGGTTGGAAATATATTAATGAAGTAACTGTTGATGATAGGGTAGCAACGTTGCAAGATGGGAAGGTTGTATATGAACATCCGATTCGAACGTTTGAATATGACCATGACGGTGAAATGTATGAAATTAAGACACAGCAACTAAGTCTGAAGACAACGTTGAATCATCGTATGTGGGTAGCAACTTGCCATACCCGAAATCGTGAATGGCGATATGACTTTCATGAGGCAAAGGATATCATTGGGAAACATGTTAAATACCAGAAGAATGGAGAGTGGGATGTTCCGGCATACCAGTTTATTCTACCAGCATATGAGGATGTACCTGCTAAAGTTGTTGATATGGACGCGTGGCTAACGTTTCTTGGAATTTGGATCGGAGATGGATGGTGCACTGAAAAACGAGTCACTATTGCAGCAAACAAGGAACGAGTGAAGAAGGCACTGGAACACTGCCTTCCTCGTCTAGACCTATCCTACAATTTCTATCCTGATTCTTGTAAGTTGGATATTTCAAATCGTCAACTAAGACAGTATATGCGGCCCTTTAGTGTTGGTGCTACAAATAAATACCTACCCGATTGGGTTTGGGAACTAAACAAACAGCAAGCGCGGATGCTTCTAACCGGACTTATGCTAAGCGACGGCCATAGCGCAAACACATCTGCTTTGTATTCAACATCGTCTGTTCGCTTGGCCGATGACATCCAGAGACTAGCACTTCACGCCGGTTGGTCGGCAAATAAGCGTGTACACACTCCAGCTGGAACTCCATATACAATTGGAGACCATTCTGGTGTAACAACTACAGACCTGTGGCTTCTAGCATTTATAATTGGAAAAAATAATCCATCTGCGAACCACAGTCACATCAAGACGCAAAGTGGTCAGACTGAAAAAATTGTGGATTTCAATGGGAAGGTCTATTGTCTGGAGGTTCCTGGAAATGTGTTTTATGTTCGTCGACATGGACTCCCTGTGTGGACAGGTAATTCTCGTGCGCGTGGTCCGATCGTGTCTCTCACGAGACAACCATGTGAAGGGCGGAGCAGAGATGGTGGTCTGCGTGTAGGAGAGATGGAGCGCGACTGTATGTTGTCGCACGGCGCGGCAATGTTCACGAAGGAGCGACTCATGGATGTATCGGACCCGTTCTCTACGGGGTTCTGTAAGTCATGTGGAACGCTGGCGGTAGTGAATCCAAAGGAGAATATCTATTCATGCGGTCCGTGTGGAAACAAGACGGAGTTTGAGATGAAGACGATTCCGTATGCGGTGAAGTTGTGGAGTCAGGAATTGGAAGCGATGCATATTGTTCCGAGAATGGTTTTCGAGTAATTATTTAAATAACCAAACAGTAAAATTATGAATGGATGTGTTGGTAGTCACTGCGTTTTATAGGATGGAATCCAAACGTTCGTTTGAGATGTATAAACAGCGAATTCATTATTTTTTGAAGAATACAACGTGTAAGATTGTTATTTTTACAACGGAAGATTGTCTACCTATACTAAACGTCCGAGAGAATCTTGAGTTTTATATACTACCTATAGAGCATTTTTATAGCAACGGATTTGCCTCGAATGAAGACTATACAGAGATGACGACTCGATATTCTACATTGACAGCAGAAAGACCAATATCAACGGACTTGCTAAAGGTATATGCGGAAAAGCATATGTTTGTGAATCGAGCCATTGACATTTATCCGAATTATAGGTATTATATCTGGACGGATATCGGATTTGTTATAGGGGAACACACACTTCCATATCTCGCAACATATCCGAGTCTTTCTAAAATAGAGAATCTGAATCTTGGTGATAAACTTTGTTTTGCGAATCGTGAGAATGTACAGTTCGATGAATACGAGAGTGGTATTGCGAATAAGCGGACCCGGTTCGATACGCCAGTTGCTGGAACGGTTCTACTTGGAAACAAAGTTGCGTGGCGAAAGTGTATCCACATGTATCATGCGTCTTTATCGTATTTGAAAAAGAATGGATATTATTGGGGGAACGATGAACATGTATATTATCATATGTTGTGTACAAACCCAGAGGATACGGTGGGTGTAATTACCTATGGGTTTAAGTTACCCATTCAAGACATATACCAATGTAATTCCTGGAATATGCTTATATATATGCTCACGGATCTGTATACGGGTTCTATTGAGGAATTTAAACCGGTGAAGGCGATAGATGGTTATCGAAATATACGATCTGCTAGATGGGGTACGCATGATAGTTGTATTGATGTTACGGATATGTTTTGGAATAAGAAGGATACATCGAGACTCTGGGTTGATTATAGATTGTTCCCGTATGATCCAGCACCTGGAAGCGTCAAGTATCTCGATATTACATATACGGATGGAACAACCCAACGTGTTGAAGAATATACGTATATAACATTACTTACATAGAACAAGTATACAGTACTACAAATGACGCTTCGTATTTATGCAACTTCTCTGGGTATTCGTGAACTCATTCAGAAGCAAATCGAGAACCACCGTTGGACGGACTCTGGATTTGATATTCCGATGTATGCGCAGACTGTTGATTTATGCCGGGACGAGTGGAATTTTTCACTTGGAATCCATGTATCTGCTGTAGACGCATCTGGCACACATGTTCCTTGTCTTCTACTTCCTCGATCATCCATCTATAAGTCTCCATTTCGTCTATCTAACTCAATTGGGTTGATTGATGCGGGGTATCGTGGAGAGGTAAAGGCGTATGTGGATAATATTGTGCCGGATGATGCAACCATCGAGCTAGAGGGGGGGACACGTCTGTTTCAGATTTGCCAGCACAATCTTCTTCCTTGGCGTAGTATTGAGTTAGTCGATGAGATTCCTGCTGCGACCGATACGCGTGGTTCGGGTGGGTTTGGGTCTACGGGACTACAGACGGAGAATCACGCACGCACCTAAAGATAGGGGCGTATAAGAATCAGTGATATCGTATCGTGAACGATAGCACCCCAATAGGCAGTATAGAATGTCGTTCCGAACCCAAATACCATTGCAACAAACAGTAGGATGGACCGCGCGAATGTATTTAGAAGGGCGTTGGATGTTGGAACCAACCAAAAATCCATTTAATATATAATAAGAAATGGTTGTATATACGAAGCGTATATACGAACATACGATTGCACCGCGCGATGCGATTGCGTTAAGTACGAATATTGTGATTCTATCTATCTTCTATTGCTTGATAGGGGGGTTGTTGTCGTATGTGTTATACTATTTATTTGATGAATACAATCCTGCGGAAAAATTAGGTCTTGAATGGGAAACGCATACATTAGTCTACCAGCTGTCGGATGTGTGTATGGAGATTGCGATTGTGGGACTTGTATCGTTCTGGCTAGTGTTTGCGATTAACACATCGGCGCCAATCATTCCCGTACCGCGTCATTTTGCACCGTTTGTGGATACGTATACAACTGGTATGTTCTTCATTTACGCAGTGTTCATTTTCCTGAGTGACCTGACGGATAAGTTGAAGTTCTTGTATGAAACCTATCTTGCGAAGAGATTTGATAGTATATTCCCAAACGAAGGTTCACTACTGGACTTTAGTCTGCGATATACCCAGTCGCGGTCGGCATAACAAAAAATATTTTCTTGCCGTAAGACATAAACAAGAATGGGCGGTGGACTTATGCAGCTCGTGAGCTATGGTGCGCAGGATATTTACATTTCGGGCAATCCCCAGATTACGTTCTGGAAGGTGCTGTATAAGCGTCATACCAACTTCGCCGTGGAGTCCATTGAGGTGACGTTCAATGGTCAGGCCGACTTCAACAAGCGTGTGACGGCTGTGATTAACCGCAACGCCGATCTGATGTACAAGACGTACGTGCAGGTTGTGCTGCCCCAGATTACGCTGGCTACGTCTGGCTCCACATTCGGTTACACGTTACCCACGCAGGGTTTCCGCTGGCTGAACTACATTGGTCACCGCCTGATCAAGCAGGTGGAGATTGAGATTGGTGGCCAGCGCATTGATCGTCAGTATGGTGACTGGATGCAGATCTGGACCCAGCTGTCGACGGAGGCTGGTACGGTGCGTGCGCTGGATGCACTGATTGGTAACACCCACGACCTCGTGCTGATGAAGCGTGCGACTGGCCTTGGTCTGGATGCGACGTGCACATCTTCCGAGACGACCATCTCCTGCGTGCCCCGCAGTGGATGCCCTGCCAAGACGCTGTATATCCCTCTGCAGTTCTGGTTCTGCCGTAACCCTGGTC